AATGCTGAATGCCAAAGCAATAGTCTCGTGAGTGTAACGTGCAGAGTAAGTCTCTTGCGCGTCATCAAACGAGATAGAACCACCCTCTGATTTAACAGGGGCTGTTCCAAAGCCTGACAGCATCACTTCTTCTTCGAAGGCTCGATCAGAAGACTCTTCGTCAAAAATTTCTGCATGCTCGTTATCGTAACGATCATACTCCATCCCGAACAACGCATTTAGTCCGGGTTCTAGCTCTTTCGCTAATTGTGCGCGAGATATAGCCATGATTTATCCCTCTTAAATGCCTGTGGTTAATGAAGTAGTTTGAGAATCAAACCGCGATGCATTTGAATTGAAGTGAGCGTTGAGACGCACAATCAGTGGGATACCCGCTGCTGTGTAGTCGCTGTTCGCTTCGTCATCCATAATGCCTACAATACGGAGAGGCAAAGTTGCAGTAGTAGCAACACTGCTTACGCTCAACGCTGATGTAGAGTTTCCGTTGTTGCTAGAACCCGCTTGAGCAGAAGTGCCCAAAGAAGCGTTAGCAAAAACAGTGGCAAGAGCGGTTGCTCTGTCAGTCAAACTTGCATCTGAAGCAACTTTGAAAAGTTGATTCGGATCGTCTGCTACGAAAGCTTTAACAGGATAGTTTGTATCCACGCTTACCGCGGCAGCACCTGGCCAGTAGTTCAGCCAAACAGGCTTCTTCTGTACAGAGTCTTGATATTCAACACCCATCAGGACACCCAATGCTGCGGTAGTACCGCCCGCTGTATCTGCTGCTCGAGCAATTACACCGGCACTAGTAGGGATAACAATTCCATACTGGTAAATAGCATTAGCGTTGTCAGAAGCGATTTCGTACTGAGTCACACCAGTACTATTTACGCCGCTACCAACAATCCCAATAGGACGAAGACCATAGGCAGTTGCTTGGTTTGCCATGATGTATTTCTCCTAAAGGGGTGGCTTAATTCTTTCGAGAGCCACCAAAAGTTACACGAGATTGACGATCGGGTTTATTGATCGCCATGGTTGAGTGAGCGTTTTCTCGCATCATGTCGTGATCAACGGCATCCATGAGGTCCTGACTCTTCCCTCGGAAGTATTCAGTACGCTCCGCAACCGTTTCTAACGGAATTCGTGCAAGAACCAATCCACCAACGCCGAACACACCTTCAAATTTACCTGAATCTATTACCGGGGCTTCGAAATCGGGGTATTCGTCGGCTCTAACGAGCTCGTAACCCTCTCTCAAGCGAGCTGAGATGTTCTTACGGTCATCAAAACCACGAACTTCTGCTCGAATCCACCGGTGCTTGAACCCTTCGGGTGCAGGCGGTGCGTCTAACATTGATGGGGGAGCCCAAGGCTTACGCCGCTGCTCTTTCTCCCTACTGTCTTTTGCGCGAGAAGATCGATTAATACCTTCAAAACCTTTTTTATCCGTCATAATCGTCTCCTTATTTGACATATTTCGCGTATTCTTCGAGTGGCACACCTAATTTTTTCGCAATAGCTACCTGGCTTGGTGTGAGTTTTACTTGCCTGCGCCCATTTGATGAACTTGTGCGGGAAACGCCAGCGACCGTTTGGGCGGTTCGTCGTCTAGCCCCGTTATCAAACTTGTGCGGAAACTCTGCACGTATACGTTTATCTAGCTCATCATAATAGTCATCGCTCGTCGGGTCAAATGCTTCGTCAACGAGTTGTTTGTGTATCCCATACGCAGCAAAGGTCATTGTATTATCATTGCCGAACCATTCGTTCTTCTCCGCCCACGCTTCTGCGCGAGGATCAGGCCTAGGTGTCGGTTGTTGATATTGCTGCTGCTGCTGCTGTTGCTGCTGCTGCACGGGTTGTTCGACTTGTCGAGCTTGAACGCGCTTTGCTTCTTCTAGTTTTGAACTAGCAAACTGAAGTTCTGTGAGCTTTTTTTGAGCTTCAAGCGTTGCATCGGGGTCTCCAACAGCAATGGCACGCTTAAATGCTTCTTGCGCAGACGCCATTTCTGCTGTAATTCGACCCCCATATTCAACTAAATAACCTTGATCAACCGCTTTTAATTTAGCTTTGATCTTATCCGCTTCACTTTGTACGCCTTGAGCATACTTTAACGCTTCCTCACGCTGACGCTCGGCTTCACGCATTTTCTTGGTTAAGCGGTCAATTCTCTTTTTAACGGTTTGAGAATATTCTTCGTGCTCGTCTTCCTGTGCAGAAAGAGCTTTTTCTTCGGATGAGTCAGAAACTTCATCTATTTCAACTTCTTGCGACTCGTAACCCTCTCCGACCTCTATATCTACCGTGCCGTCATCGACACTAGTTTTTAACTGCTTTTCTTCACTCATGCCGCGCTCCTTTAAAAGCTAATAATATCTTCCGGATCATCTATCGTGGCCAAAATCTCATCATCGTTGAGAATCCGAACTTCTCCACCATCAATGCGGAACCTAGACCCGGCATAACGAGCAAAAACAACCCAGTCTTTTTCCTTACACCAGGGACCGTTAGGGAACTTTTCCGTATCGGCATAGGCCAAAGGCCCTTGCTTAAGGACATAACCAACAACGGTTTGGATTTGACCGTCATCCAAGATCTTGTCCGGTATGTAAATACCGCCATCGGTCTTGGCTTTTCCACGGTAGGGGAGAATGAGCATACGCCAGCCAGTAGGGTTGGGCATGCGTTCTATCATTGATTTATCAGCTTTTGTGGGATCTAAAACACGGGCTTTAGGCTCGACATACATCTTGTCTACGCCTTCTTCCTTTTCCGCCTCCGCTTTAGCAGCTTCAGCTTCCTTGGCTTTTTTCTCCGCTTCTAGTTCCTTGGCTAAGTAGCCTGGGACTTCAATCATGCATTTGCTCCTGTTTTTCTAGCAGGTCCGAGAGTTCCTGTTGGATGTAATTCAAAGCGTTAAGATCGCCCATCAAAGAGGCATACTGCTCCATAGAATTAATGCCATTGTTTTCAAGCAGGTCCAAAACCTGTCGTTTGCGTTCTTTGATTATCTTTTGGATAAACTGAACGATGTAAAACTCCTCCATAACTCCTCCGTATAGGATTATCCTATATCGTCGGAGTATATCTTATACTTGGAGGATTACAAACAAAAGGGGGCTAGAACACCCCTTGGAAGCGTTGCTTGACGCGAACAATAGGGCTGAACCCTTTTACTGCCCCGCCATCCGCCATTTTCTTGGTCTTTCCCGCCTTAGACAAAGCAATAGCCACAGATTGATCCTGTGGATACCCTTCATCTCTAAGCTTGCTAATATTTGAGCTGATAGTCTTTTGACTATCTCCACGCATCAAAGGCATGACAACCCCCTAGCAAATATGGAATTCACCACCACGCAGCATAGCGCCCATACCGCGGCTCTTGCCCGTTGTGTAAGTGCCCTTTGCCGTATTAGGTGTTTTTTCTTCCTTCAACGTAGCGTAAGGGATTCGACCTTGGTCTTTAATATCCGCATAGTTTGTGGCCTTAGGGGCTTTGGGTGCAGGGCTACCCATAATCTTTACTCGGCTCATTGCTAACCTCCTCGGTTTTGTCGTAATCGTAATAATTCTCTTTCAGCCTGTGCGTTTAACCGCTGAGCTGTCATTTGTTCCTGGCTTTGTAGCCTATCATCAAACTGACGACTACGTTCCATCATCTTCTGTCGCTCTAAGTCTAGCTTAGCCTGACTCTCTTGGATATCCGCCATAGTCGCTTGCTCTTTAATGCCGATTTCCTTCTCTTTGAGCGCGATTAACGGATCAGGACCTTGCTGCTGCTGTTGCTGACCCTGTCCTGCAATTTGCATGCTCAACTGGCGTACATTCTGTAGCTCTTGAGCGATGTTTTGCGCGATTAACATTTCAATCTCGAGCATCTGATCATCGGTAGGCGGCTGACCCTGACTTTGCTGCATAAACTGCATCATAGCCATTTCTTCCGACTTAATCTTAACATGCTCTGTTACATGCTTCTGTAACGAAACAATAATAGACGGTGTCTGAGCGGCAATAGGCGACGCGCTAAACAGTAAATGTGATACAATATGCGCATCGTGGTTCTGACCGTCAAAAGCCTTAAGATCCACGTTATCCAGCGCATCGATATTTTCTTGCGCGGGGTCTTTAGGCACAGGTTCAAGCGAGCTGGGCTGGTTCAACAACTTATCCACATCTTTAACACCTAAAGCGTCATACATCCGGCGGAACGCCTCATGCATGTTGTGCATCTGAGGAGCTTGTGTCGCCATCTGTAACTGCGCTTGAGCCAACGCAATCCGTTGTGCTTGCGAGAAGATGTTGGGATTGGAAACAGGAACTACGTCCACACGATCGTCAAAATCAGACGCCATGATGGTTTCATCTCCGCCTTCGACAGAGAAAGGATACTCCTGCGGAAGAGATTCATGCATGACGCGAGTCAAGAGCTTAAATTCTTGACGCATGGCGTAATGTAAGCGCTTGTGGACCGCACTCATGACCCGGCTGCCTTGCTCAAGCATGGCGACCGTAGTGCCGACCGCCGCTTGTTGATTACCATCACCTACTTTTAGGTCAGTAATCGTGGCAAAACGCTGTCCGGCCTGTACAACAAAGCCTAAGAGCTGGAATAGAGTGCTGTCGGGGCCTTTGAACGGCAAAGGAATCAAACTATCGCGAATAGCACCGCCTGGCGCGTCTACATCACGGAATTCTCCAGGCTGTAGAGGCTCAGAATCGTCCCGTATTCGCATTCCACGGGCTTTAAAGCCCGCAGGAAGGTTAGAGAGTGTCCCTGCGTCAATAAGCTGCCTGAGGGCCGCTGTGGCCGTCCTAGAAAGGCCGCCAATAGTGTGGATTAGACCCAAACCATAGAAACCAAAACCAGGAAGGAACTTGTAGTGAACGAAATATTGAATTTTCTTGCGATCTTCGTCGTCCTCGGCGTAGTTACGGCGAATGGACAGAACAACCCCGCTGTTTTCAACAATAGTTACGATGTAGGGCAGTTTGATACCTGTCTCTTCCCCGTCTTCGTCAGTGTCCTCGAACCCTGCAAGGTCTAATTCAACGTGGAACTCTAACAAAGTTACGTCATAGTCGATATTTGACGGCTGAACACCTTGGATTCTGTCCATTTTGTCCGTAACTTCGTTCGTATCGGTCTGACCCGGTAAAACAGGGACATCCAAATAGAAGCCGGACACCTGAAGCTTTCGCAACTGGTTTAAAGGCATCGAAATAACGTTAGTGATGCACGGACAAGTCTCTAAACTGCTAGTTTCGTAAGGCACAACAAGGTTTTCAGCAGGCACAAACTTGCTGACAACGCGGTTTAACGCTTCATCAAAGTACACTTTCTTGAAAGTAGAGCCTGCCAAGGGCAAATAAAACAGCATTTGGTCAAATTCAGGGGTGTATTCCTCCATCACGTTAGTGATGTAGTAGTTCATGAACTCTTTTACACGCCTTGCTTGCTGTTCTTTCTCTCGAGTTGGGGCTCCTACGACAGACGTGCGTACAGGCCCGTCAGGGGGCAGCAGCTCGTTAAACGCTTGAGCTTGGAACTGGGTAGCCGCTTCCGCTAAAAGCGGGTGGGTGACGCCTGTAGAGCCTCTGAAAGGCAGTGTGCGCTCCTCGTAAGAGAAACCAAGAAGCTCCAGACCCTCACGGTACGTGTCTTCCCACTCCTGACGAGAAGATTTGTTAGCATCAAACTCGCCCATTAGCTCATTGGCCACGGATCCAAGAATGCCTGTGTTAATTTCCTCGGCCAAATTGCGGAAAAAGTCACCTTCGTCAACATCACGCATGGACGGATCGAAGTCTATGACCACGCCGCCTTCATCATCTTCCGTGATTTCGATGTCAAGACCCTCTCGAGCCATGTTTTCCATGGCACCAGGCACCGCAATCTCTACTTGATCCTCAATGGATAAGTCTATCGGGTCTTCCCGACGCTCCATCATGGGCATTATGCTGTCACCGTTTGCCATCTTAGTTACCTTTTAGGGTTGTTCTGTCTGTATCTAGTGTCCGCTTCAGGTTCAAAAGGATCACCCCGTCGCCCTTCGCGGCGAGATGTTCCACGTGAAACATTATCGCCACGGTTTATCATATTTTGTCGCATACGTCTCATTACTTCGTCTAGCATATCAGATGAACCAGGGTCAGTTCGACTAAAAGACGGGAAATCATCCAAAGGGTTTTGACCCATAAGCTCGTCAAAAGCTTTTTTATTGACTCTCGCTCTTAATGCGTCTACATCGGACATTTCTTCTAACGTGTAATCGGCACTCACTTCGGGAAGAACTTCTTTATAGCCAGGTATTTCAAACCTGGCTTGTACGTTTCTTGCTTCAACTTCCGTGGGTAACCTAAAATATTCATCAAACGTTATATCATCTTCAAGAAACAACTCTCTAGATAAAACTCCCTCTATATTTTGGACGCCGTGCTGAGCTTCATGCAAAATCGTAGAGGTAATGGTTTCTTGTGTAAGGTCTTCCGGTTTCGGATTGATAGCAATTTCATTAGCTCTACCCCTGTACTGAGCTATACCCGGAATGGAGGAATCTAAAACTATTGTTGTCCCTTCAAGCTGTGGGTAATTTTCATAAAGTTCCGGAAAGTCTAAAATCTCAGGCAGTCTTTTTGTACTGCTAAACATGTACATATCTTTTATTTTTTCTAAATCTACCCTT